GTCGCCGTACTGGGGAGAGTTCACCGGCACAAACCCCTCTTTCCTGAAATTATCCAGGTACAGGCTGGGGCCGTCTTGACGCTCCCACCAACCATCCTCCCTGTCATAGTGGCCAAGGTTGATATCAAACTCTCTGGCGTAGAAGTCTGAAATTGCCTGGTAGCAATCAAGCACGCCATGTACGAATTTGCGCCCAAGCAGAGGAGCCGTGTAACCCGTTGGCTCCAGCCATTCAGTTTCGTTGTCTCTGCCGATAATTAGCCACGGCAGTTGGTGTTTTTCACATTCAAGCCTATCGACAACTGATGGCCGTGGCAGCGCGTCAGGATGGCTGTGAACGATGGCAATCACTGTGCCGGTATCCTCAGCTTTGCAGTAATCAACCGGGTCAATGTGGAAGTGATTTTGCGGATCTGCTGCAATATTGGTGCATTGGTGGTAGCTGACTTTTCGCCCCACCCTTACGAGCAAGCCGCAGCACTCATTTGGTGCACACTCTTCGGCGTGCCCAGCTATATCTGCCATTACTTTCTTGGATAGTTTAATCATGGTTCTACCTCAACAAACCGGCGCTGGGGAAGCCGCCGAATGGCAGCTCGGAGTCTGCGCCAAATCGCGGCTTGCATCCTGAATCGAGCAGACCTGAGCACTTGTCTTGCTCTGGATCCGTGGTTGGATTGCCATCAACATCAACATAAGGCCCGGTGTAACCGCATGAGTCGCCTCGATACTCACCGCGAACGCACCAAGTGCAACGATTGGTAATCTGCCTGGTGGGGATAAGCATGTCGGCGTAACTCGTAGGTGAAGCCAGCTCAAACTGCACCTGCTGCACGTTCTCTGATGTTTTCTGCTCTATGTACCAATCACTGACAAGTTCGCTGTCAGAGGCGTTTGGGTTCCCTTCCGGGAAATTTACCGGGTCAAGATAATGAGCAAATGTCTCATGCACAGTCAGCTTGGCGCCGACAAAGTCGTTGAAGTACAGGCACAATGCCGATACCGCACCTCGCTGGCCATTTATCATGTTGCCGATACTCAGCGTCGGAGCGACCGTTTTGCCGCCGTTGAGCTCAAGCCCTTCGACTGCGATGGTTACCGTAGAGTACTCCAACCCTTGCCAGGTAATTACCTCTCTTTGCATGTGGCCATGAAAGCGATAAATGCCGCCGCTGTATTCGCTTAGATCAAGCTCAAACAGTATGATTTTGTTGCCGGGTTCCAGTTTTTGAACATCTGATTCCATACTCATGGCTGGAAGGTCTCCTGCATGGTCCAGGTGATTGTTGTTTTACCGTTCTGGGAGTCGTTGGCCGTTGAGTAGTTCTCAGCTCTGAACAGGCCAGTATCACCGTCAGGCGTTGTCCAATAGAATGACTGATAGCCCTGACGGGCCTTGAGGAAGTCGAGCACCGGCTTGATGTTTGGCGTGCGGATCCCGTCAATAAACCCTGAAACAGAAACGCTCCAACTGGTTGAGCGGTTGTTGATGCCTACACCAAACGCCTGGGTGTAGCCGTCACCAAACTCGTTTTTGAGAACCTTGTGCGTAGTTTCGCCGGTGGCACCGACGTTTACCGGCCAGATGAATGTTTCAGTCATCAATTTTGCGCGGGAACCCCGTCCTTTGAGGGCGGGGAGGGATAGCGCGGCGGCCTTAACCGCCCCTGTTCTCGCTCCTCCGTTAGGTTATTGCTATCTTCACATACTTAATGGCATTCTTGAGGCATGACAAAGCGCGCCTACAAATACCGTTTTTACCCCACTCCTGAACAAGCTGACTTGCTTGCCAGGACTTTTGGCTGTACACGTTTTGTCTATAACCGCATCCTTAGCTGGCGTACTGATGCCTTTTGTCAGCGCCAGGAAAAAATAGGATACCTTCAGGCAAGCGCCGAACTTACCCGCATCAAACGCGGTGAATTCGACTGGCTCAATGAAGTATCCTGTGTCCCGCTCCAACAGTGCCTTAGGCATCAACAAGCCGCCTTCAAGAATTTTTTCGAGGGTCGAGCTAAATACCCTACATTCAAGAAAAAGCACCACAAGCAGTCTATCGAACTGACCCGTAGCGCATTTTCATACAGAGATGGACGGCTCAGAATAGCCAAGAGTAAAACCCCGCTTGATATTCGTTGGAGCCGCCCGCTCCCTTGCGAGCCCAGCACCATCACAGTTTCTAAAGACTCTGCAGGCCGCTACTTTGTAAGCTGCCTGTGTGAGTTCGAGCCCAACAAACTGCCAGTCACCCCAAACATGACCGGCATTGACCTGGGTCTGAAAGACCTATTTATCACCGACAAGGGTGAACGGGTCGGCAATCCACGCCATACCGCGAAATACGCCGCCAGACTGGCCAAGGCTCAGCGCCGGTTGAGCAAGAAAAAGCTCGGTTCGGCAAATCGTGCCAAGGCGCGGAAGAAGGTGGCGAAACTTCACGCCAAAATCTCTGATTGCCGACAGGACAACTTGCACAAGCTGTCCCGCAGATTGATTAACGAAAACCAAGTGATCTGCGTCGAATCCCTGAAAGTAAAAAACATGATCCGCAATCCAACCATAAGCAAAGCCATCGCTGATGCCAGCTGGGGCGAGCTCGTGCGCCAACTAGCGTACAAGGCCGAATGGGCCGGGCGTTCACTGGTTGCCATTGACCAGTGGTTCCCCAGTTCAAAACGCTGTTCGGATTGCGGACATACCTTATCATCGCTGCCGTTATCGATTAGGAAATGGGACTGCCCAGAATGTGGTGCACACCATGACCGCGATCAAAACGCCGCGACCAACATTAAAGCCGCCGGGCTGGCGGTGTTAGCCCTTGGAGAGAATGTAAGCGGCATGGGGTCAGTCTCCGTGTCCAGTTCTCGGTGAATTGGGAATCCCATTCCTTCAGGGAAGGGGCAGTCAATTGCTGATGCTCTCCATGTACTCGCAATCCATAGCAAAGATGATGCTGTCAAGCGCTGGGCGGGCCATCACATCACCAAGCACAGCCACCACAGAGGTGATTTCTGACATGGTTATGCGAGACGGAACAGCAGAAACCGGAGTCGCCAGCCAACGCCTGCCAGAGTCCAGCTGCCAGAACATAGAAATGATGTAGTCAGTTAGCGGATCCGTTTCAGGCTCGTCAGGTATTTGAACGCCAAGTTTCTGATGGATTAGTGATTTCTTTTCCGTCTTGCCGACCCAGTTACGCTCCCAATCGAACCTGGCTAAGACTTTTTTTTAATCTGCGCCACATCAGCTTTCTTTTCGATGGCGACTAAGGTGGACTTCTCCAACACCCAGGCAAAGAATGCCACGTTGCTTTTGAGCAGCTTCTCGGCCGCCCCGGCGCTGAACTCGGCTTGGTTGCCGTCTTCGTTTACAACACCATCCCAGTCGCGGATCAGGAACTTGGCTATCAGTTGGCACTGCACATCAAACTCAGTGGTGTCTGCATCAGATACTGAAATGTTGTGCAGCGACTGCTTGGCGTCTGACTCGGCTATCAGCCGGCGGGCACGTTCAACTGCAATCTGGTATTTGTTCTCATCAATGCCGGCGACTTTTACGCGAGTGGTTTCATCAAAGTTGAACCAGCGGACGCCTGAGGCCACCAAATCAGAATTGGCAAGAGATAAGGTCATTGTAATTCTCCAAGAAAAAGCCCGGGCTGTGCCGGGCGCTGAGATTAAGAAACGGTAACTTCCACGCTGTCGCTGACAGTCTTGGTTACCGAGCTGGTTGCTGTGATAGTGGCTGTTCCGGCAGAAACACCGGTTACCAACCCTGCCGAGTCAACAGTGGCCACGGCCTCATCAGAAGAGGTCCATGTAACGGATGTATTTCCGTTGGCCGGGGTTGCCGCCACTGATAACTGCAGTGTTGCGCCGGTACCAACAGCAGAGCCGCCGCTAACTGTCAGAGCAGTGGGTGCAGGAGTGCGGATGATGACCGGGCTTTGCTTGGCGATCATCATGTTCAGTTCCATTTGCAGAATGTCAGTCCGGCCGCCGCTTGGCAGATCCCCATCAACCTCAACTTTCGGCAGCTGTATCATGTACTGGTTGCCAAGACTGTCGAGGATTGGGAACTCAACCGATACAGTTTCCCGGGTGAACTGGTTTTTCCAGATTTCCCAGGCCTTGGCAGAAAACGCCAGGGTCATGGTGCCGGTAAAGTTGGCAGCGGTCTCAATCAAGGCGCCTGGGCCCAGTTTTGAGGTGCCAAGACAGCGCTGGGTTTGCAGTGAGTTATCCAAAGACAGGCTCATTGCTGAGATACAAGCAACGCCTTCAAGGCTCTGGCCATCAACTTTCACGTTGCCGACACTCAGAGAGCTCATGAACGGCGTGTCTGTTGCCGGGTCTGCACCAACAACTATGGGCGCGCTTGCGTCTTCATAATCGAGGCACGACATGGTGAAGGTGGTGGTTACCTTGCCTTCCTCCGGGATATCCAGAGCCCAAGTGGACACATGGGCGCCTTTGAATAATGCGTATACGCCAATATCCTTGAAGCCCTTGGCGATTGAGTGGGTAATGCGGGTTTCACCGATAGTAAGCTGGTCTGCCACCCAATCATTGTAGAAAGCAGCGGCAAGCAGAGAGTCGAATGTCTGATAAGACAACTCACCGGCCAAATCGCCGCCGATATCAACACTGGTGGCAATACTGCCCTGGCCAATACGCGTGTCGGTGATTTCTTC